AGCCGCACGTCGGCGGCCATCCCCTTGGCTTCGTCGGCCACGATGCCCTCGCCCACGTGCTTCAACTCGCGGGGGAGCTGCTCGAGTTGCTGGCGCCACGCCTGCCACTCGCGCAGATCCAGCTTGGCTTCAGCCACTGAGCCGCTCCTCGAGCGCCAGCCAGAGCCAGACGCCGTGGGGATCCGGCCGGAGCCCGGTCACGCGCACCGCATGCACGCCCCCGCGACGATCCGTCCACGTCCCGACGTCCGTCACCTTCACGTCCGACCGGTGGTAAATACGCGCCAGATGGCTGACCGGCGCCTGTACCTGGAACCCGATCGTGCGTTCCACCCCTCTCGCGTCCGCAGGCGCCACCTCCGCCCAGAGCGTCGCGTACGTCGTGCGCGTCTCCGTGTAGCCCGTGGCCCCGTCCGGCACCGGCGCGCCCACGTGCTGCAGGGCCAGGCGGTCAGCGAGTGGTCCCGCGCCAGCCGCCATAGCCCATTCGGATGGGGTAGGTCCGAAACCGCTTCACGAGCGCCGTGTACGCGAGTTCGATCTCCTTCGAGCTCATCCCGGTGACGACGCTTTCGCGGTGCTGGTACCAGTGCCCGATCAACAGCAGCATGGCGGCCTTGAGCGCCGGCGGCACCGCCGTCGCGTCGCCGTAGCCCGCCGTAAAGGCGACCGTGATGGCATTCATCTGTCCGCGCAGGGTCGGCCAGGCCTGCCCATACGCGAGCGCGATGCGCCCCCGATCAGCCGTCGGACCCGTCGGCGCACTCACCACGTACACGCTGGTCGCCAGCGTCTGCGTGGCACCCGCCGTGTCGAGGTACGTGATGCTGGACACGCTCACGAGCGGCGGCTTCGGGAGGTCGATGGCCTCGCACGGCCAGGTGTCCAGCCGCAGTTGGTACGTGGCGGTGAGCAACTGTCGGCCCGTGTCGCTTTCCACGGTGTCGCGCGCCGCCGCGATCAGCCCTTTCAGGTACTTGTCGTCGTCGGTGAACGAGAGCTCGCGGCGCACCTGCCGCTTGGCCTCAGCCACGCTGACCGGATCGCTGTCGGGCGCAGTGACGAGCGACAGACGCCCCGCCACTTCCGCACCACTCCACGACGGCGTCACGAGCGTCGACGGCATGCCCTCACCGCACCCAGAGGTAGACGGTGCCGCCCTTGGCGTTGCCCGCGTTGGCCACCACGAGATCGAGCGTCTGCGTCCCGTCGTGGAAGTAGCGGTAGAGCGTCGTCGTGCCGAAGGACGGCACCTTGATCGTTGCGGCCGCGTTGCTCAGATTCGCGCCGCCGCCCGCGAGGACGTCGACGCTGTTCTCGTCGACCAGCGTCACGTCGTAGAGGTCGGTCGGCTGCGTCCCGCCGCCGTCGGGGACGAACTTCACCTGGAGCAGCTCGCCCCGCTTGACCGAGAAGGCGTTCGCCGACACCGCGCCGCCGGCCGTCGAGACCCACGCCAGCGCGTAGCGGGTGACGCCGCCGCCGACGTCGAGCGTCGTGACCGTGAGCGTGCCGGCAGCCTGGACCGGCGCGAGTGTCGCGACGATCAGGGCCAGCGCGAGGATCAGGAGCCTGCGGCGCATGGCGTCGCCTACGCGCGGCCGCCGATCTGCACGCAGCGGATCCAGTCGACCGTCATGGTCTTCGCGCCCGTGGCGCCGGCGAGGAAGTGCAGCGACACGCGGAGCTCCTCGTCGTTCGGCAGGTTCGACACCGGCGGCGTCGCCGCGCTCGCACCGTCCACGAAGAACTCGACGGTGCCGTCCGCGCTCAGGAAGAACTCCAGGATGTGATACGCGTCCGCGTCCTGGGTGAGCAGCGACGCCGTGAGCGTTTCGGTGGAATCCTTCTCGAGCATCGCCTTGACGGCGGTCTCGCCGTCGAGCTTCTGGAAGCCGATCCGGTCGGTCACGCCGCCCAGGATGTCGGTGTCCGTGATGGCCAGGCCCGCGAAGAAATCGCTCTGCGTGGCCTCCGACAGCTTCAGGCGGATGCCGAAGTAGAGGACCGTGCCCGCGGCGAGCTTGAAGCTCTCGCCGAGCAACTGCAGGTTGAGGCCGTCGTTCTCGGCGTCATCGGTTGTCAGGAGGAGCGCCCCGCCGGAGGCATCCGTCCGGGTGACGGTGGACTCCCCGGTGCCGGCCTCGACACGCGTGACGGTCCAGAAGTTGTCGACCTGCGCGTCCGCGCCGACACCCGACACGAAGTCGTCGAGGTACTTGATGACGTCCGGGCCGATGGCGTCGAGGATCCGCTTGAGGTGCGCGGCCTTGTCGACGTAGACCAGATTGCCGGCGATGCGCTGACCGATGACGTCTGCCATGATGCGTGTCCCTCTAGGCCGACAGGCGGCCGGAGATCACCCACGCGGCCCGGCATGTCCGGGCGGAGGGTGGACCCGCGCGCGTGGCCCTTATGCGGGACGCACGCGCGCGGTCGACGACTAGCTGATGTAGTCGGCCGTCAACCCGTCGTACGCCTGCTTCGGGTGACGCTCGACGTAGACGATCGCCTCGTCGGTCGACGTCGCCAGCGTCGCCTTGACGCCGACGTACGCCGCGGTGGCGGAGGCGGCGCGGATTTGTTCGGCCGTCGCCTCGAGCCAGACGTGATCGCCCACCGCGTTCGGGTCGGACCCCAGCGCGTGCGAGACGACGTTCACCGCGTTGACCGTGCCGGCCGCGTCGTCGGCCACGAAGATCCGGAAGCTCGTGATGCTGCCGGTGCCGACGGTGTGGACCAGGCCGGCGAGGAGACCGATGAGCCCGCCGAGAGCCGAGATCGAGAGGAGCTTCTCGCTGGCGGCCGGGTTCAGCGTGACGATGGTCTCCGACCCGCTGTCGGGGTCGAAGTCCACCAGGCGCCGCTCGCAGTGGGCGCGCAACTTGTTGGCGGTGTAGGCCATGATCTGTCTCTCCGTGTGATCGCGAAGTTCCTACCGGACCTGAAGGCTGTCAGGACTCAGGCCTACGCCCGGGTGGCCAGCGTGACCACCGGCGAGAGCGTCGAGCCGTTCTTCGGGGTCAGCGCCGTTCTCCACCACCACTGGCCGTCGTTGCGGCGGTAGAACCGAAACGCCCGCTCCGCCGCGAGGAACCGCACGTGGATCGACTCGGCGTACTGTTCGCTCTGGTACGTGCCCTCGAGGTACTCCGACCAGCACGCGAGGATGAGGTCGCCCTCGGTGCCCAGCGACTTGGCGAACTCGCTGAAGAAGATCGGCAGGCCGTCCAGATACTCCTGGTCGCCGACGGTCGTGAAGTACGGCACGGAGTTGCCGGCGGTGCCGACCACCTGCACGAGCGACTTGAGCTGGGGCCGCGTGTTGTGGTTCGCCAGCCAGGCGCACGAGCGCCGGCGCCAGCAGCGCGCGACCATCTTGTCGATGTTCTCCTTCACGATGGTGCCGCCCGGCTGACCGGACTCCTTCGCGACGGCGATCTTGCAACCGCTGTTGAGGAGGCCCTGCCGCTCGCCGGTGCCGGTGCCGTTGATCCGCTCGTTCATCGCGTTGGCGACGTACTCGTCGCGGAACCCGGCCGCGATGATGTCGACGAACGACTGCGGCGAGTCGGTCAGGATGCGCTCGGTCGCGAAGGCGATGCCGAACTCCTCGTTCGCGGTCAGCACCACCTGCTCGAACGCCATGCGGCTCGAGCTGCCGTCGACCGTCTCCGGCCGGCGGGTCACGGTGAAGCCGCCGGACACGCTCGAGCTGTGGTTCTTGTCGACGCGCGCGTTGTAGCTGACGGTCGGCGCCGTCATCGTGACCGGCGTGATCAGCCCCGCGAGCGGGTCATCCTCCGGCTGAATGGCGAGGATGCCGGGCGCGACCGCGTGCGGCACCAGGAACCCGCCGTGGGGGTCGGAGTAGACGCCCTGCTCGTCGCTGCCCTGCGCCGCCTGCAGCGGCCGCAGGCGTGCGTCCATGCGCAGCGGATTGCGGCCGGCCGCCATGACGGCCTTCAGGAAGTCGCGGTGATCCTTGAAGCCGCGCTTCGGATCATCCTCGGCGCGGTCCCTGCCGACCTCGACGCGGACGCCGGCGGCCCTGGCCGCGGCGTCGGCGGCGGCCTGGTCGGGATCGACGTCACCTGGTCGCGCCGCGCGGAGGCTCGCCTGCAGCCGCTCTTCGCGGGCGATGTCGGCGCTGAGCGCCTGGTGCTCCTGGTCGAGGGTGTCGAACGACGCGCGCTCGTCGTCGGTCATCGCCCGGCCGGCTGCTGCGGCCGACAGCGCCTCCATCTTGGCGAGCGTCTCGGCGGCCTTGGCTCGCAACTGCTGCAATCTCATGGCGTTGGTCCTTCTTCACAGGGGGCGTGTTGGCGCCCGTACGCGACAACGCGCGCGACCAGTACGGACCCGGAACCGCGGTTCCAGGCTCGAACAAGTCGCGCGCGTTCTACAGAAGCCGCGAAGCTTGTGTCGCGGTCACGCACCGGGCCGCTCTACAGAGGGCCGATGCGCACCGCCAATGGAGAGGACGATACGCCGGTTTTCACCCGGCGTGGGTTTTCGATATAGGAAACCGCCACGCACCGCGCCCGAATGGCGGCTGACACGTTGCCGTTGTGGTACGCCTGCGCCTCCGCGCAGAGGTCGGCGTACAGGGTGTCCGGCAGGTGCACGAGCACCGGTCGACCGACCCGCGGCCGACCCCCGCGCCGCCGCTCGCCCGACGAGGGTGGCCCGACGTCAGACACGCGACGGTCCATCTACGCGGCTCCCTGCCGCCGCCGTGCCAGCGCCAGGCGCGTCCGCCGGTAGTCGTCGTCCTGCGTCCCGGACGGCGCCGGCGGCCGCTGGTCCTCGACGGTCGCATCCACGGGATCCTGGGCGGCCGGAATCAGCCCCTCGTCGACCGACACCGCGCCCGTCATATTGTGGTGCCGCCGCTTCATCGGGCCCTTCGCCTTCAGCATCCGATCCAGCGTGTCCTCGACCGTTGCGATCCGATCAACCATGCCGCGGCTGAGCGCCTCCTTGGCGCTGTACACGCGGCCCTGGCCGAAGTCCCGCTTCACGGTGGCCACCGGCACGCCGCGGCCGGTCGCCACCGCCTTCAAGAAGTCGCCGTAGACGCGATCCACCTCGCTCTGGAAGAACGCGCGCGACTCGTCCGACAGCGCCTGCCACGGTGCGCCTTCGAGCTTGTTGTCGCCGGCCGAGATCGCGTTGACGGTGACACCCTCCTTCTCCAGCCACCGCGATTCGTCGAACAACAGCAGGTAGACGCCAATACTGCCGACCATGCCGCTCGGCGTGACGACGAACTCCGTCGCCTGCGACCCGAGCCAGTAGGCGGCGCTCGCCGAGAGCGCGTTCGCCATCGCCACGACCGGCTTGACGTCAGCGGCCGCCGCGATCTGCGCGGCGAGCTCCGGCACGCCTTCGACGCTGCCCCCAGGTGAGGAGATGTCGAGCAGGATCGACTTGACCGACTCGTCGGCCACCGCGCGCCGCAGAAAGGCCCCGATCCGCTGCGTGGACGTGCCGCCGCTCGACGCTGAGAAACTGTCGGCCCGGTGCGCGATCGTGCCGACAATCGGGATCACCGCGACGGTGCCGTCGCTTCTCGCACCGGTCTGTCGCGCCATGTCGCCACCCTCCGCGGCGAGGCGCTGCGCGATCTCGCCATCGCTCAAGCGGTGGCCCGACGCCCGGAGCCGCATCAGCGAGAAGAGAACGCCCAGCTTCTCCGGGGTGATGCACCAGGGCTGCCGCACAACGTGGCTGATGTACCGCTCGTAGCGATACCCGCCGACCGCCGGCGTCGCCATGCGCATCTCGTCGCCGTCGGCGGCGTCGTCCTCCTCCTCGTCGTCATCCTCCCTGAGCACCATGACCTCGGACGGCACGTACCACTGGTGCACCCGGCCTGGCGCGCTGTCGAACTCGATGCCCAGGGCGCCGTTGACGACCTGGCGGACCGTGCCGGTGTCGTGGCCCTCGGCGTGGGCGGGCACGACGACCCGGACGCGGTCGCCGACCATCGGGGTGTTGGGATCTCGATCGGGCATCATGCTGCACGCTCCTCACTCGCGGCGGCCGCCGCATCCAGCCGGGGGGACAGCGCCAGTTCGGCGAGCTCGGCGACGACGGTGCGCTCCCAGGTCTCGACGACCTGGACGCCGCGCTCGGCCAGCCGGAGCCCCTGGCGCGAGGCGTACTCGCGGGCCACCGGCAGCGGCATGCACAGCCGCTCCGCGACCTCACGCCCGTGATCCTCGTAGAACTCGCGCAGCCACGTCTGCCAGCCCGGCCCATCCTGCGCGAACCGGATCGCCGCCTTTGTGGCCGCCGCAATCTCCTTCCGCACGAGGCGCTCGGCCTCACGCGTCGCGATGCGCAACGCGCGCGCCTCGCGCCGGTCGTCCTCAGGGCTGTGGCCTGAGGCGTGGTGCTCGACGGAGCCGATGTTCAGCGCCACGATGGGATCGTCGAGTCCGTCGATCGGCTGCAGGTCCTCGTCGAGGCGCGCTTCGTTGCGGGTCTTGTAGCCCGAGCGGATCCCACGCTCGTGAATCTCGGCCCGCTCCTTGGCGTTGCCACGCAGCAGCGCGTCCATCTCGAACTTGGCGAAGTACCGCAAGGGGTCATCCTCGTCGGCGAACTGCAGGATGTCGATGTCGATCCGTGACTCCAGTCGCTCGACCCACGGCCGGAAGCAGAGGTCCACCAGGTCCTGACGAAACTGCTGCGAGCTCGCGAAGGTGGGTGTCTTACTGTCCCCCAGCATCCCGGGCGGGAGGTTCAGCCAATGGGCCACCTGTTCGACGGTGAACTGCCGGGTCAGCAGGATCTGCGCCTTCTCGGCGTCGTACCCGAGCGTCTGCAACGAAATCTTGTCGGGCGGCACGAACACGCCGTGGGCGTTCTCCAGACCCGTGAGGTAGGACTGCACGGAGGCGAGCAGGTTCTTCATCCCGGCTTCGCCGATGTCGTGCTCCGGGATCGCCGCCACGCCGGCCATCGCCCCCTGCTTGAAGAAGCGGTGTGCGTAGTTCTCGGCCGCGAGCGCGCCGCCGAGGCTGGCTGCGGCGTACTCGATGACCGACACGCCCGTCCGCCCGTCGAGCGACATGCCGCGCACGTGGAAGATGTCCTCGCGACCGAAGCTCTGGAGTTGCCCGTTCGTGTCGCGCACCTGGTAATCAAGGGCGCCACTCGGCCGTCTCGTCACCCGCACGCGGTCGGGGTGAATCAGGTCGAGATACAGCCGCGCGCCGCGGGCTGATGGGACGTACCGCTTGAACGAGAACCCGTTGCCGCGATGGACGAGGTGCACCATCGTGGTTTCCCAGTAGGCGAAGGCGTCGAGGTCAGGATTGGGCTGGTGTCCGATCGTCCAGGTCAGCGGATGTCGGGGCAACACCCGGTGTCCACGGTCGAGGCGCTCGTGGACCTTGGCGGTGAACGAGGCGATGTTCTCGCTGAGAATGCGCGTGCCCTTCCAGAAGGCGGAGAGCGTCAGGGCGCGCTCACAGCTGAGGCGATCCCCCGTCAGGAACCCTTCGGGCGTGTACCAGAACCCCGACCAGGGCGCCGGCGTGCCGGCCCCGTGCGTCGCCCGCAGGCCGCTCGGGCTCGTCAGGCGTGCGAGAAATCCCATCAGCCCACCCTCCGGTTCGTGGGATCGCCGGGACCAGCGGCTGGCCAGGCGATCCGCAGGAGGACCGCCCCGACCACCACGCACGCCGTCGCGGCGGAGGCCAGCATGGTCAGCCCGTAGAACACCAGCCCGAGGCCGAGGAGCCAGACACACTCGGCGGGCCCGAGTTCGCGCCCCACGATCGCGACGAGGGCCTGCACCGTGCCGCGGGCGCCGGTCATGACACGCGCTCCCCGGCCGCGGTGTAGATGCCATCGGGCCGCACGATGAAGCCTCCGCCGCCCGTGAAGGGAGACGACTCCTCCGGCTTCGCGACGAGCGCACACGCGAGCGCCGTCACGGTCGCCGCGATCCCGTCGATTCGCTTGCGCGACCGCTTCTTACAGGGCACGACGTTCCCGTTCCCGTCCTCGCGTACGCGGAGGTTCGATGCGTTCCACCGCAAGACCGGGTGCTGGCCGTGCGCCAGGCGGCCCTCGAGCGTGTATTCGAGCAGGCGCTTCGTCGGCTCGCTCAGAAACTTGAAGGTCTGGCCGACCTCGATGACCGACAGCCCGTCCTCATCCTGCACCTGCCGCTCCATCAACTCGCGGGCGTTCCAGGGGTCGAATGCGACTTCCCGCGGTTTCCAGATGGCCGCCTGCTCCCGGATGTAGCGCCGGATGTGCTGCTGGTTGACGACGTTCCCCTCCGTCGTTTCGAGGAACCCGTCCTGGCGCCACTGCGGGTAGGGCACGCGGTCCTTGCGCCGACGCTCTTCGAGGTTCGCCTCAGGGACCCAGAACTTCGGACGGATTACCAGACGGTCCCCTGGCAACCGCCACACGATGACGACCGCCGTCAGGTCGATGCGGCTCGAGAGGTCCACACCGAACCAGCACGGCGCCGCGCGGAGCTCGTCGTCCGTGGCGTCCCACGCGGAGGCCTTCCAAGCCTCCATCGGGAGGTACCCGTCCACGGTGCCGACGCGCTGTCCGAGGTACAGCCGGCGGAACTTCGGCTGCTCGTTCGGGTTCGCGAGCGCCTTCTTCAGCTCCTTGCGGACGAAGTCCGGCTTGACGCTGACGCCGTAGCACGGGTTCGCCTTGCGCCAGGTGGCTTCCTCCGTCCAGTCGTCGTCTGGGTCCGCCGCGGCGATGAACGCGAACCACTCCGGAATGTCGATCAACCCCTCGAGCACCTGCTCGCTCGTGCTGCGGTGGTAGCCGTAGACCGACTCTTCCTCCTCGCCCGCCGTCGTCGTCTCGAGGAGCATCGGCTGGCGGGGCGTGCCCCTGCCCGACTCGACCACGTCGATGAGGTCGGGCGAGGCATGCTTGTGGACCTCGTCCGCCACGGCCACGTGGGGCCGGAGTCCGTCCAAGGTGTCCTCGTTGGCACCGAGCGGTTCGCACTTGGATTCGGTGTCTTCGGCGTGGAGGTTGCTCCGCAGGACCTGGATGAACTTCCGGATCGCGCCGGAGCGCAGCACCATCTGCCGGCAGGCCTGAAAGACGATCTTGGCCTGGTCCTTCTTGGTCGCGATGACGTACCCCTCGGCCCCGGGCTCGTTGTCGAAGAAGGTCAGGATCAGGAGCAGGCCGCCGACGAGGGTGCTCTTGCCGTTGCCGCGAGGGAGCTCGATGAAGGCGTTCCGGTAGCGCCTAAGGCCGGTCTCGGCCGACACCCACCCGAGGAGCGAGCCGACGATGAACCGCTGGAACGGCTCGAGGTGAATCGGCCTCCCGCCCCACTCGCCCTTGTAGTGCTTGAGCAGCCCGAAGATCCCGATCACCTTCCGGGCGAGCTCCGGTCTGAATCGCCAGGGGCTCTGACCGGACCGGCTCGCGTCGAGGTCCCGCACGTGCCGCT